GCGCATATCAAAATAACGGAACCATCTGTTACCGAGTGCTCCATACAAAGAGTTAAGTAAAATCTTAATTGCCATTTGGCGATTGTTTAGTAGGTTAATTTTCTTCTCAAGTTCTTCAGTTTTATTGAGTTGATACGCACGCTCTACGTCAAGCATCTCTCCTTTGATTTCTTTTCGTTCGGCATAATAACTCTCAATAATACTTGGAATAATGCCCTGGAAATCTTTACGGTAAGAAGATCCGTTAGCCGCAATAGCAATATCTTTACCACCTAAATCAGCATCATTATTCATGTAATGATCAACACCATGCCGGTAAGCTCCGTTTAGTAGTGTCTCGGGTGACATATTATATTGCACAATTAGATTAGGATATAGTGAGTTAAGATCGAAAGATACTACCCAATCATGCATACCAATCTGTGGCTCTTTTACATAACCGCCTGGATATGGATCCTTTGTCTTAGTCTCATTAGGAATTAGAGCGATACGTTTCTTGTTTAGCTCACGATATATGATTGCATCCCATATAGCAGTAGTGCCAAATGTATCACTTATGTTGACGCCAGCTTTGTATGCCATAGTCTGACATAATTCGATAAGACCCATCTTATCGTCAATACGCTGAACAAGCTGAACATCCTTAATATTATAATCAATAAACTTCTGATGATCTTTCTCATACAAAGTAAATAAGCTGCCATGCTCTTCATAGGATAGTTTTTTCTCATTAAGAACAGTGTAAGCAATTTGGTCTAGCTTATATGATTCTTGTGGACCATATGAATATCCAAACTTCTTGAACAACTCAAGATAATCTGCTTGTTGGATGCCAAAGATCTCATAGCCGTGTTGAACCTGAGATCCTTTCATACCACGAGAAGTATCAAATGCATTTATTATGCCCCAAGGGGAAAGCTTATTGGCGGCCGCTTCGGTGCCAATACGTTTAATACGATTAATAAGGTATGGAATATCAAAGTAACGAATATTCCATCCAGTTAAAATGTCTGGTCTATTATCACACCAATATTTGTGGAAGGATGCAAGTAGTGCTGCCTCGCTATCAAACTTGCGATATTGAATTAGATCAGTTCCCATATCAAGTTGAGTTTTACTATAATCATATTCACCTAAACCCCACACTTCATAGACAGAAGACTTAGATGATTTAAGTGCTATAGAAATAATAGGATGGATAGCTTCATCCGGCTTTGGAAATCCTTGATCGGATGCAACTTCTATATCAAAATTTACTACGTTTACATCACTAGGTTTAAAATCTATTTTGTTTGGAAATTGCTGTGCAATATATTGTGTAGTGTAATTGGTATTACCATATATTTTAAACTCATTCAGATCTTTGTATCTAGCTAAGAAATCTTTAGCCTCGCGCATATCATCAAAGTTAACTGGTTCGACTCGAGTGCCATCCATAGCAATCCAGTCAGTCTGAGGCTTTTGGCTTTTTAAAAATAATTGTGGTTTGAATTTGATCTTCTTTTCAATACGTACGCCGTTGTCATTATAACCGCAGTACATAAGTTGATTGCCATATCGTTGGACAGATGTGTAAAACGCCAAGTGTATTCCTCCATGATTAAAAACATTATACCATATGGTGCGTCATAAGTACACTACGAATTAATATGTTTACGATAGTTCTTGAAACCAAGGGCCATTTCAATAAAGTTATTTTTACTAATTGGTATTGAACATGGAACAAATGCTTCTAAGTCTACATACGCGAGGGTCCAAGGCTTTGCATCACTACTCAATTTTTTACCCGTGTTTATAATAAAATTATCCGACTGAAAGTCGTTAAAGGCAAATCTTCTTTTTATTTGACCATCTAAATGAGTATGTAATACTTTGTTGTCTTTTTTATTGATAACTATATCTTCCCAAATTTGATCTGATATACGTTCGTTGTGTGCTATGTCAACAGTATTAAGTTGTCTACCAAAAAGAAATTCTATTTTATTTAAAATCGTGTTATCATCAATCCTCTCAAACTCAAACCTTGGAATACGGATACTTCCAAAAAAATAGTCATTGTCCTCGCATACAGATTTCAGGTTAATAAGCGCATTATAATGGAAGTCACATAAACTACCCCCGCCTAGCATAGGTAGGTCAGGATCGTATATAGATAATTTAGTAATCATCATTTGAGTTTTTTGAAATTCTTTTTGATGTATTTCTGCTTCTTCTATATTCATATTATCCTCACCTAAAATACTATATATTATTAAAAAAAACGCAATTAACTGTGTACAAGACTTATGAGATGTATTATCCTGGTTATAGAAACAAACACTGAGGATTACTTAAATGGCTACTACATACTCACTTTATGAAGTTACAAAGTTTGATGATCAAGCTAGCACAGAGATGCGTATTTATGGAATGGATCCTACCGCGCCAAAAGTATTATGCGAATATGACGGTGCGTATAATGCTTGGAGTGCAGCCCGTAAGTTAACTCGTATACACAAAGAAGTTTGTGATGAGTTTAATAAAGAAACATATAAGCGCTATGGCGTTTCAAGAAGCTTGGATATTTCAATATGAATGATGTTTATGTCTGCAATGATGTTAATGTAAAAGTCACTATGAAGGGTGGCATGAAACGAGGTGTTATGGTATCTAATACATTTCGTATGGATCAGGATGAAGCTAATAGGTTTGTTCTATCCATACAAGATTTGCCGAATATTGCTAAAATTGATATGATTGATATTGGTGCAATACACGGAATGAGTGCTGAAAAAAGCACAGAGTTTGTAAAAATGTTAGGAGGTTTATAATGTCTACTCATCTAAGGGACGTTCCAGATTGCAAAGAACCCATCAGCAAAATAACACAAACAAAGTTTTGGGGTGGAGCACATCGTATGCAATGTGTATCAATAACTCAACCGAGGGAAAGAAGACGACCTGAGGGATATGGTGATTGGTTTAATACAATGGAATTAACTCGTCATCAGGCAAAAATGTTAGCAGTAGAGTTAATGTTATTTGCTGAAGGAAGAGAAGTTGAATTCCTCTAAAATGTAAAAGAGCGCCTTTGAGCGCTCTTTTTTTATTTAATTAAAATGTAGATGTAAAATGTTTTTCTAACATTTCAATTCTATCGGTAGCCATTGCCATTTTGTCAAGTTCTTCTTGGATAGCTTCTACAATATCACTATGCTCACCAATGCCAACACTGTTTTTCATATAAACCATAATATTAGTTTTGGCTCGTTCTAGTTCACCTTCGGCGTGCATGCGTGCAGCCTTTACAAGTTGTTCTTTCATAATATCTCCGTGGCTATAGTGTTAAAGAGGGCCATCACAGCCCTCTAATTAACTTATTGGCTACGTAGCAGCTCGACTTGCGTCTTGCAATACTTCGCTTCCTCGTGGAAACCCAATCTTACGAGTTCCGCTTCCGCTCTCGAATAACCAATCACTTGGAAGTGCCGATCTAGCGAAGACCACAAACCCGACAATGGCGAGAAGGCATAAGACATTATTGCACTTGTCATTAAACCCACCCCTTCATGTTAGGGTTTGGCACCACTGAAGTAAATGGTACTTTAGTTGAAATCTTATCTGAGTAATCAGACATAGATTTCGAATTTGCGATGGTGTAAATATCACCACGACAAATACCGATATCTCTCAATTCATAATTATTAAGCATATTCAATTCACGAATAGTCTCTCTAACCTGTATTGTATATAGATATGAGCGGTAGATCGCCTTAAAGAGTTGTGCGACCTTAATGATTCCCGATATGGGCATCGTTAGTAAGTGTGTCATTTGTATTCCTCGTTTGACCAATGTTGATTTTACGAGGACGCTGATCTTCTGGAAGTTGGTACTTCAATTCAATTGCAAGTATTCCATCCTGAATGTCTGCTCCATGCACGATAACGTGCTCGGACAGCCGAAAGGTTCGCTTAAATTTCTTTGTAGAAATGCCACGATGGATAAAATCTCTCCCTTTCGAGATATGCTCACCAATTACAGTTAAGGTACGATCCTTAACTTCCACGTTAATTTCATCCTGAGAGAACCCAGCGATAGCAAGCTCAATGAGATAATCGTTCTCATTAGTCTTAATAATATTATGTGGAGGGTAATGGTCATTTGAATGTTTAGCTGTATATTCTAGCTCTTGAAACAAATGGTCGAATCCAACAAAGGATGCGCGTGGGAATAGTGAGTTTACGTTAATGCCTGTCATGTTTATCTCCTTATGAAAGCAAGATTATATGTAGCCGGAATGTTCCGCCCTACGATAGTATATATACGACTTAGCTAGTTAGGAGCTATACCTTTTTAGCATAGCTCCTATTTCTTATTTGTTTCCGATATTATATTTAGGACATAGTTCCCATTGGTTTTTTTCTTTGAATGGGATAATTTTAATTTGTCGTAAAGGAGCTAAAGGCTTTGCCGATTCTTTATTCACAATTTCTATTAATCCCCAATCAGACATTAATACCGAGATCGTGTTACGCCTTCCAATATCATTTTCCTCAAGGTTTGCTTTCTTACCATCTAATAGAAATAACTCTTTAAAATGGACAATGAAATATCTGCCTTGTTTATGCAATATGTGGCAAGACTGGAATAGCTTTTTTTCTTTACGAGATGCCACACCAATACGCGTGAGTGTCTCTCTAACCTTTAGAAAATCGTCTGGTTCTCTTAGTGTTACTTCCAGCATAAGATCTGGAACCCACTCTATAATTTTATTTTCTTCCACCTGTATTAACCTTCTTCTTTAACCCATCGATTTGATGCGGTGATAGAAGAGACAATACTTGGCGGGCCTTTTCATTACTGTAGCCATAGTATAATTTAATCACTTCAATATCACTCTCAATTTGAGGTTTTAACCATTTAGAGAAACGTTTACGTTTCCTAATCATATTTATAAGAAAGTCAAATTGGAGTTTATTATCAGTGTTATGATAACGGTTCATTTCATTAGCAACAATAACGGCGTCTTGAAAATATGATAAGCCACGATTTACCATAAAAGAATTATATTTCTTTTCAGTAATGTCGTCAACTATAATATTCTTCTTAGTGTCATTGATAGCATTTAAATAATCAAATGGTGACATCACTAATCCTTTCTATAAGTTCAAATGTATGATCAGGGCTAGACACATGCCATGCTCTATCTAATTCTCTATCAGCTTCTTTCATAGCACGAACAAACGGATAATCGTTTTCGCCTTCGAGGCAATGATCACCAAAGAATATAATTTGATTATACTCTGTTGATAGCTTTCTGTACACCTGAGATTTATCGTTATCTAACATAGTAATGTCTAGACCTGTCGAACCTGCTACCGCAGACTTATAATCATATACTCCAAACGTATCATTGAACAATCTAGATGTGTGTTCACGTTCACAATTCATAGTATCGTATTTGACGTATTCGGCACGTTGCTCGTTATTAGCATTGCGACCTAATACAGAGAAGTTTATCAGGCCTGATCTAATTTCTACATGATTTCCAGTTTTAATAGCAAAATCACTAGCATGTACCACACAATTAAACCAGTCTAGCATCTCTTCAGATATTAGTATATTATTAGAGTAGACTTGTTCTCCTTTGACCCAGAGCTCGTTACCACTACACTGGTAGCTCCCGTGGCAATCGTTTTGTAAACCGTGTAGTTGTTCATCAGTTTTGTCATAGTCAGAACCAGTCACAATATAAACATCATGTCCCATTATAAACTGATATAGTATGTTAGAACGATCTTCATCAAGTTTCTGTCTAGCTGGCATAAGTGTACCATCTACATCAAAAACATATGCTATTTTTCTTTTACTCGACTCCGCCATCAGAACCCAACCAATCTATTTCTTTAACTCTACTTGTAATCTGTTCAAGCTTGAGGTCCGTACTAGCACCACGTTGAATATCGTGATGTTTATAATATAACTGTGGATAAGTCTTGTGCCCATCAGGCAAAGGTTCATTGTTTATCTTAGTGTATTCTTTGCCCCAATCATCAAGCTTCTGTTCAAGAAAATGACAATAGACACAATTATCTTTTGTAAATAATGTTAGCATTAGTTAAATTCTACGTTGGCCATAATTTCTGTCATACAAGCTACGACGTTTAATTCATGGTCTGCCACAAAGGCGTTCTTATACTGATAGTCAGCAAGTATCAATACAACTTGAGGAATAGAATGAGGTGCAACCAACTCATTCATAGAGTCATACACATTACGGAATATAGAAGTAGCATCAACATCCATATGATTTGCAACCCATGCACGCATCTTTTTAAAGTCTTTATTCTTTAGATGCGCTACTAAATCAGTGATACTAACAGAAGCACTCACATCATCAATAGTCATTCCATTAATACTACGCCGTTGAGCTTCATTTAAAACTCTTCGCCAATCGGGAGCATGCTTCATTACAAGATCTGCTGCAGCTTTCTCGTTAGCTTCAACTCCTTCAGCTTTAAGGATAGATAGCAAAAGCTCATGAAAGAATGCAGCTAAGCGCGGCATATCTTTCTTAGTAGTATTAAATTCGTACACGCCACACCGAGAATGTAACGGTTCAATAATACGATTCTTAAAGTTGCATGTAAGAATAAACCGACAGTTATTACTAAACTCTTCAATGAAACCACGCAATGCTGGTTGTGTTGATTGTGGGTTAAGATAATCAGCCTCATCAAGTATAACAACTTTATAGCCGCCTTGTAGAGAAACTGTTGATGCAAACTGTTTGATCTTAGTACGAAGAGTATCGATATTACCTTCTTCAGAACCATTGATCATGATATAATCTAGACTAAGCTCTTTGCATAAAGCTTTAGCTACCGTTGTTTTTCCAGTACCGGCAGTACCGGTGAAAAGCATATTAGGCAATTCACCGGTAGTAACCATGGCATTGAAAGTATCCTTAAGAGATTTAGGTAAAACCACTCCGGATATTGTAGTAGGCCGATATTTCTCGACCCAAAGATATTCATTAGACATAGCTTAAACCCTCATTATATAAAGTAGATAGTATCACGGATGGGTAAGATAGTAAACTATTAGTCTTGGTTTTGTGCCTGCTCCTGCTGATAATTTTCAGCCATTTGAATGAGACTTACACATTGGTCACGAAGTTGACCGATGGTAGAAAGCTCTTCACCTTTAAATGCACCACGCTGAGTCATAGTATCAATAACAGCAATCATACTACGTGCTGCTCGATTTGATGTTTCATAAATTTGTGCATTTGGATCTACGGCTTCAGCTGTTGCAGCGTTGGCCATCTCCGTTGGTGCTTCAGCTTCAGTTTCAGTATTAGTTGTATTATCTACCATAATTTAGGCTCCGATATAAGTTGATGTTTTTTCAAGTGCAATCCAGTACTGGATACCTGATTCTTTGTTAACAAAGTGCGAAATAAGTTTCGACGATATACTAACATCATAATCACCAGGAACCATCTTTAGATTGCTGATATTTATAATGAAATTAAACCCTTCTGCAGAGAATTCTCCGTCGAGATCAACAGAAAAGTTATTAGATGTGGCATTTTGGCTATCAATAACGGACATTGAAAGCTTATTTGATTTGCCAGTAGTTGGAGTTATAGAGAGTTCGGTGTGGCCAAGCGTTGACGCTGCACGTTTAATACGGTTTAGTGTATCATTATCTAACGTAAAGGTAACCTCGGAAGAAGGCATTACAACATCTTTCTTAGGAGTTGTAAGCATTTCGGGATCAGAGAAGAAGTATTTGATACGTGAACTGCATGTTGAGTCGCTTACTACCACATAATCTTGTTCAAAAGATAATGTAGGTTGATCAACCAATGATATCACACCAAGAAATTCATTAAGATCATAAATGCCAAACCCTTGTGGGAATTCGTTATCAAGAGTTGCTGAAGACATTACATTACGTGCCTCAGTCATAGTCTTGAGCTTATTGCCTTGTTCAATTACAATATTAGGATTAATACTAGCGTAATTCTTAAGGACAGAAATTGTTGATTCATTTAGTTCCATAATATACTCCGTTTGTGGATATTGTAATTATACCATGTCATGGTATGTTTGTACACTCTTGATTTTAGAAAAGTTTTTATCTTTTACAAACTCAAGCTTTGACTTAAATTTGCCATCCAAGATTTCTCCTTTGTGCGAAATGATAAAAGTATTAGTAGACTCATCTAGCGTATGCAAGATTTTAGTCAAGTTATCTACTCCATCGTGGTCAAGACTGGAATCAAACGTTTCATCTAAAACCAATAAGTTTGTGGCAACAGAGTTTTTCATCTTAGCAATCATTCGCCAAGTGAATAGTAATGCTAAATCTATTCGTTGTTTTTCTCCTTCTGAAAAAGAATCGTATGAGAACGAATCTCTATGGCGAGATCTTATGGTTTCTTTAAAGCCTTCGTCTAAATCAAAATGCACATAGAAATCTAGAATTTGTAAATACTTGTTGACTAGATTATTAATAACTGGTATGTATTGCTTAATGATTTTAGTTTTAATGCCTGTATCTTTTAGCATTTCTGCCATGGCTGAATGGTATGTATAATCTTCGTTTAGCACAGACTTCATATCAACCAGAACATTGCGTTGATCCTGCATAGATGTTAGATCAATATTAGCTTGACCTAAATCACCACCACTAGACTGCAACCTATTAATATCAGCATCAAGCTGATTAATTTGAGTCTGCAATGTTCCAATTTCTCTATTGTTACCACTAATGGCAGACTGGTTCTTGCGAATATCCTCTGTAATCTTACCAGCAGCTTCAAGCAAATCACTAATCTCTCTTGATCTTTTTTCAAGAGCTATACTTTGTTTCGATAAGGCACGCGCCTGTTCTTTAAGTGACGAGATTTTATTTTCTTTAAAGGTAGCTTCAATTTTCTGTGTACACGTCGGGCACTCATCATTTTCCGCATAGAATTTTGAGTGTTTAACAACGTCTGTAATGGCGTGTGCGGTAGCAGCTTTATCGTGTAATATGACCTGCTTACCATCGTTACCTTTTTTGAGTTGAGATCTGGCCTCTTCGGCATTTTCTTGAACAAAGCTCTCCAGGAGGATATTATGATCACGTAATTTTTCGATATCCGTATTGATGGCAATCTGTTTAATTTTTTTCTCATTGATTTCCGTTTCATTGATTTGAGCAATATCACGAATATACTTAGTTTGAGTCTCAATCTTATTCTTAACTAAATCCAACTTATATGAATTGTCTTTTAAGTTGTCTTTGATATCAGCAGTCTTTTGCTTAACGAGCTTACTCATTTTAGAGAAAACATTAATATCCAGAAGGTCCTCGATAACCTCACGCCGGTTGCCTGAAGCGAGCTGCATAAAGGGAATAAAGGAACTGCTACCCAATACGACGATTTGGTGGAACGATTTATGGTTCAACTTAATGATGTTCTGCTCGAGGACCTTCTGATATTCACTGGCATGAGCGTTTTCATTTAATATGACTCCGTTCTTCCAGATTTCAAAGATCGCTGGCTTTATGCCTCTGACGACCTTATAATTTGCTGAACCACTACTAAACAGCAATTCAACAATGCACTCTTTATTATTAATGGTGTTTACTAGTTGTGGCTTATTTATATTACGATGTGGCTTTCCGAACAAAGCAAATGATAAAGCATCTAGTAATGTAGACTTACCAGCTCCGTTAGATCCTACGATAAGCGTAGATTTAGTTTTATTCAAATCAATTGTAGTGAATTCATTACCGGTAGATAAGAAATTCTTATACTTAACTTGTTCAAATACAATCATGCAATTTCCATAGCTTGAGCTTCAGTCAGCAAATTCCGCATGCTAATCTTTAGCCTGTCTTTATCCAAATCTGTTTCGACACTTTCCACATAAGAGTCAAGTAAAGCAGAAGTTTCTTCAACATCTATTTCACCATCCTCAACATTCTCGCCAGTAAACTCTTTAAAGTCTTCAGCGATTTTTAGTTCATGGATTGGCCTTGATTGGATTTTATCAACAAATTCGTCGAATGTAAACAAGTTAGATTTATTGAGCACAACTATTTTGACAAACTTATTATCTACTATACTAAAATCAAAGTTTGAATAATCTTCGGCATTGTCATCGTATTTGATTTTGTGAAATATAGTCTTGTCGTTTGGAATAGCTGTTAGCTCACGGGATTCTGTATCTAGTACATGAAAATACTTCTGATCATGGGCGTCTGACCAAGTAAATTCCATCTGAGATCCAAGATATGTTATATTGTCTTTCTTAGACTTTGTATGAAAATGGCCTGAATATACTTGTTCAAACTTTCTAAATATTCTATGATCCATGCCACTATGAGATGGAACACCTTTGAGTACATCAAAGCCTTGTAGTTCTAAATGTCCGCCAAGAATATCAGCTTTACAGCTCTTAATAAAGTTTACACTGCTTTCGTAGTTTTCTTTATTAATCCATGGTAGCAATGCCATTTTAAGAGATCCGTACTCCATGACTGTAGGTTCCATTACTATATGGACTTCATTCATATAGTGACCTAGTAATTCTTTCAGTGAATTCAAATCATTAGTATTTTTAAAGTATGTGTCATGATTGCCTGGAATGATATCCATAGTAATCTTGTTCTCTCTAAGTTTATCTAAAAACATAGATCGTGTACGATTAAGCACTTTAAAGTTAATGAATTTCCTTACATCATAGAAGTCACCAAGATGAACGATATGGCTAATGCCAGAGCGCAAGAGATAAGGAAAAAAGCAGTTCCCATAAAAATCCTCGGCATTATCAAGAAAAATATCAGAGCTGTTACGAACGCCTGCATGAGTGTCATTGATTATCGCAATCTTCATTCGAAGAATCCAGTTAAGTCCGAGTCGGCCTTCTGAATTGGCTTCTTACGTTTCTTTTCTGTCTTAGCAAACACCTTAAGTTCAGAATCGTATTCTTTTACTCTATCAATACGGTCTCTCAGAGTGTCAACAAAATGCCCGGCTACTCCGGCAGCGGCGCTACCAGCTTCGACGACTACAAACATATCTATACCCGATTGGGAGATATATTTCATCTTCACATCTTGTTGTTTTTTCTCTTTAGCAATACGACGTAGAAATGCATACCATGATATTTGAGTAAAATACGAGAAGGCATTCGGTTTGCCTGTACGTGTAGCAGCATCGATATTATAATTCTCAATGGCTTTAAGGCAATTCTCAACAGCATCCATTACCATCTCTTCACGATATGTGTAACGAATAAAGTTTGACTTGTGCGAAAGGCCTTCGGCTATTTTAAGAAAACAAGTTGCTACGTAGTTTGTGACAACAGGCAGTTTATTGTCATTTTCTCTAGCTTCGTTTAGTGTCTTTACGTATTCAACAACAGCATTAGAGAAATCTCTATTGTTGACGTAATGGGGCTTATCCTGTGGTTTCATAATACATTCCTTAACATTGTCTATATTATACCGTATATGTGATTAGAAGTACACATAATTTTTTTTCGGTATTCTTACATTAAAGGGTTTACAATATCGCAATATGGTGGTATAATTAAAGAGTTAGCGTGAGGGTGGATGGATACCCTAGTGTAATATCGGTTTTGTTCTAAACTTTAAGATTTTACCAAGCTCGCTCTCACCATCCGCGGCAATATCGTCAACTTTCTTTTCCATAGCATCCATATGCTCTTTCATTTCTCTTCGCATTTTATCTACAGATATATTGCCATCTTCTGTATCTTCCATTAAAGTAGCAAGTGCTTTAAAATATTCTGATAGCAAATCCTCGTGCGGATGGGTTTCTCCTAAAATGTGTTGTGCACTTAAAATTTGAAATGAATCTGATTCTAGCTGATACATCATAAAAGGCCTAAAGGAATAATATCGATTTCCACTTTCCATATTATCCATAGCAACAACTTTTAAAGATTTTCTAATTACCAAAGAGTCATCTTCATCATAATATTCTACAACTTCACATACAAGTTCTTCGTTAGTCGTCAATTTGAAGTGTCTGATGTCCATGTATTGGTACCTCAATTAATTTAAATTTGAATTTCTCTTTATTATATATCTTCACTCTTTCTATCGAGTGTAGCATCGCATAGTTTTGGTGTCCTTTGTAGTGGAGGTCGTCCGAGAGGTCGTAGAGGGTAGTAACCTGTCCATTGTCAGATTTTCTGAGTCCTCTTCCGATAGACTGTAACACTTTGATTTGGGACTTAGAAGGTGAAGCAAAAATAATATTATGCAAGTTGCGAATATTAATTCCAGTACTAAAAGTCCCAAGACTAGCAACGATAATAGCATCTTTTTCACCCTCCGTAATTTTTCGAATCGATTCACGATCTGACGTTTCAACTTCGCCTGATACGTAAAACACTTGTCTATTATCACCAGCTTTATCTTTAATTAATTCGTATAATGGTTTACCATGCTTTTCAACGAAATTAAATAACACCAGAGTGTTACCTTTTTGATCAACCGCTAAGTTACGGATAAAGTTGTTTCTAGCCTTATTATCTACTATCCAAGCAATCTCATCCTGATAGCTTTGTTTTCCGAATGCCTTTCTAATACTTTCATCATACTTCAATACTAATATATTTATATTAAGATCTGCTAACGTATTATTATCTTGTAGCTTTCTGGTTGTTGTAACCCTATGTATTTTACCAAACAGCCCCTGTAGGACAAGGTGGTGGACCTGTGCGTTGTCCAGGGTGCCAGTTGTACCATATCTATATTTTGCGTTAACGCATTTAGTCATAATCTCAGTAAGAGATTTAGATTTAAATCCGTGGCATTCATCTCCAATAACCATACCAAACTGTTCATACCATTCTACGTCTAACTTGTAAATAGATTGCCACGTTGAAATAACAATAGAAGCTTTTATATTATCTCTATCTCTTCCACTATAAATTCTATGGCATTCTTTTTCTACATCTAACCCGTAGTTCTTAAAGTCATCATACATTTGTTCTACAAGAGATGTAGTAGGAACAATAATCAATGCCTTCATCGGATATCTATCATCATTAAGCATAGCATGATAATACTGTGTCAGTATGTAAATAATAAGAGACTTACCAGAACCGGTAGGACTTAACAAAACGCAACGGTTTATATCTAAAGCCTTTGCTATAGCATCAAATTGATAGTCACGAACTTCGATAGGTTGCCCGTTATT